AGGCAAGGTGGGTTTTTACGATTACCAAGTGATGAACCAGAAGAAATTAAATGGTTCAAGTCAAAACGTGGAGCGGGGTATTATAATGTTTAAAAAGCTTAAGCGGTGGTGGAAAGTTAAAAAACTTAACAGGTCTTTGCTAAGACAAGCAGAACTAGATAGAGATTTACCCCCGTACGGTTATGAGCGTGTATCTGATTGGATACAAAGTAATGAATTTGGCCTAACACAAAAAAATTTAAGTACGCATTGCGTTAGTCGGGTTGAAAAGAATACAGCCCAAAATATAACTAGGAATTTAACATGGCAATAGATAAAGGCTTATACCAAGCACCCCAAGGAATCGCAGAAACCGAAGGCCCAGATATTGAAATTGAGCTTCTTACGGACGACGGCGATATTGGTGAGACTGCTGATGGATTAGAGCATGAAGATATTGGTGATGATAAGTTTAATGAAAACCTTGCCGAGCATATTGACGACGGCACTTTGCAAAGTATTGCTAGTGAACTGATCGGTTTATTTGATGCAGACGTAGCTGCACGTAAAGATTGGGCGGATACATATGTCGAGGGTCTTAAACTACTTGGTCTTAAGTACGAAGAAACCACCGAACCGTGGGCAGGCGCATGTGGCATTTATCATCCGATGCTTGCAGAAGCAGTGGTCAAGTTCCAATCCGAGGCTATTATGGAGACCTTCCCTGCTATGGGTCCGGTCAAAGTTAAGATTAACGGTAAAGAAACCAAGGCTAAAAAGGAAGCATCCGCTCGTGTTACGGAAGACATGAATTATCGTTTGACCGAACAGATGACTGAGTATCGCCCAGAACATGAAAAACTTTTATGGAACTTGCCATTAGCCGGTTCAGCATTTAAAAAAGTCTACTTTGATCCAGCGTTAGGGCGTCAGGTAGCAATGTTTATACCCGCAGAAGATTTGGTAGTTCCTTATGGTGCTTCAAATTTAGATAATGCCGAGCGTATTGCTCACGTCATGCGCAAGACTAAAAACGATGTTAAGAAATTACAAGCCGCTGGGTTTTGGTGTGATGTTGATCTAGGTGAACCAACAAATATTCTTGATGATATTGAGAAACGTAAAGCTGAAGAACAAGGCTTTACAGCAACAACAGATAATAGATTCCGCTTGATAGAAATGCACGTCGACTATGACTTGCCTGGGCACGAAGATGAGGATGGAATTGCACTACCTTACATCATTACTATGGAAAAAAGCACCGGAACAGTGCTTTCGATCCGCCGCAACTGGTACGAGGGTGATACTCTGGCATTGAAACGTACACATTTTGTACACTACCAATACGTACCGGGGTTTGGATTTTATGGATATGGTCTTATACATCTCATCGGTGGCTATGCTCGTTCTGCTACTGCAATTATTCGCCAACTTGTCGACGCAGGGACACTCAGCAACTTACCGGGTGGTCTCAAATCGAGAGGTCTACGAGTTAAAGGCGACGACACTCCAATCAGTCCAGGAGAGTTCCGAGATGTAGACGTACCATCTGGCTCTATCAAAGATAACATCATGCTCCTGCCATACAAGGAGCCAAGCCAAACTTTGATGGCGTTGTTTAATCAAATCGTTGAGGAAGGTCGTTCATTTGTTTCCGCCGGAGACTTACAAGTATCTGATATGGGTGGTAATGCACCTGTTGGAACGACTTTGGCTATTTTGGAGCGCACACTCAAAGTAATGTCGGCTATTCAGGCCCGCCTGCATTTCTCAATGAAGCAAGAATTTAGTTTATTAAAAGTAATTATTGCTGACTATACAGACGAGGATTACGACTATGAACCTGAAGAAGGTAGCCGTGCAGCTAAAAAATCGGATTACGATGATGTGGAGGTTCTACCGGTTAGCGACCCTAATGCGAGCACGATGGCGCAGAAAATCGTACAATATCAAGCTGTGCTCCAGCTGGCTCAACAAGCTCCACAACTCTACAACATGCCGCTCCTTCATAGACAGATGATTGAAGTAATGGGTATTAAGAATGCTAATAAACTTGTCCCAATGGACGAAGACCAAAAGCCACTTGATCCAGTAACAGAAAACCAAAACATTCTGATGCTTAAACCAAGCAAAGCATTTATTGCTCAAAACCATCAAGCGCATATTACTGTTCATATGTCAGCTATGCAAGATCCAAAAATTGCGCAACTGCTACAAGGTAACCCAATGGCCCAGCAAATTCAGTCGGCTATGATGGCACATATTAATGAGCACTTAGGTTTTGAATACCGTGTACAGATTGAACAACAACTTGGCGCTACCCTACCAGCTCAAAAGGATGAAGATGGTGAAGACATTCATATGGACCCACAAGTAGAAGCTCAGTTAGCCCCATTACTTGCACAGGCTGCAACAAAACTATTACAAAACAACCAAGCTCAAATGGCCCAGTCTCAAGCTCAGCAGCAACAGCAAGACCCATTGGTACAGATGCAACAGCAAGAGCTGCAGTTAAAACAAAAGGCTCAACAAGCGCAAGAACAAAAAGATCAAGCTGAGATTCAGATCAAACAACAACAGCTTGTACTAGAAAAATTACGTATTGAAACCCAAGCCCAAACCACAATGAAAACGGCTGACTTAAATGCTATGTCTCAAGCAGCTAAGATTCATAGCGACCACCATGCTAAGCAAAAAGATCATCAGTTTGACGCTGTTAAAACCCTTGCTGACCATGAGCACGAGAAGCACTTAGAAATGCAGAACCACGCAGTTAATATGGCGCAAACCGTTATGGACCATGGACATACAGCCAATATGCAGGCTGAACAATTAAATGCCCAGAAGGAAGCCCAGAAAAATCAACCTAAAGCACCAGCTAAAAAGGAAACTAAGTGACTGAATACCAATACCTAGTTAAAGAACTCGAAGAGATGATTGAGACTAGAGCACAATCCGTTGCCGCAGGCAATTGCAAAGATGTAGAAGAGTACCGCAACACAACAGGGATTATCCGTGGTCTTGCCCTGGCTGTGGATTTTATTAAAGACCGTGAGCAAAAACTAAAGGACTCAGATGAGTGAACTGTTAATCAGTGATGCCTTAGGGAATGTAACTAAACTCCCAGAAAAGGTAGAAGAAAAAGCAACACAACTCCCAAAACCAGCCGGATATCATATTTTGTGTATGGTCCCTAAGGCAGACGGAGAGTATGAAAGTGGTATTGCAAAATCAGCCCAAACCCAACAATACGAGGAAGTTTTAACTCCAGTGCTGTTCGTAATGGATATTGGACCTGATGCTTACGCTGATAAAGAGCGTTTTCCCAGCGGCCCGCTGTGCAAAGTTGGTGACTTCGTATTGATTCGCCCTAGTTCTGGTTCAAGACTTAAGATTCACGGTCAAGAATTTAGAATTATTAACGATGATTCCGTAGAAGCCGTAGTTCAAGATCCCCGTGGAATAACACGAGCATAAGGAGTTTTACATGGCAACAGAAGAATTTGGAGCCGTAACTTTTGGTAAGGGCGGGGAAGTTATCCCGTTGAATGAAAGCAGTACATTCGAGTTCCCTGACGAAGTTGAGGCCAAAGAAGAAAAACAGACCAAGAAAGAACGAAAGGCTGAGGCGAAAGCTGACGCTGCGGCAAAGGCGGCATCTGAGGTGGATATTGAAATTGTTGACGATACCCCCAAAGAAGACCAGAACCGTGAAAAGATGACGGCTGACCCACTAGTCCAAGATGAAGACGATGACCTACTTAGTTATGACAAGAAAGTTCAAAAGCGCATCAAAAAGCTAACTAAGGGATACCATGACATCCGCCGTGAGAAGGATGAAGCGGATAAGATGCGTGAAGAAGCTATTCGAGTAGCTAAATTCTTGGTTGAAGAAAACAAGCGCATTCAAGAAACCCTCCATGAAGGTAGTAAAAGCTACATTGAGCAAGGCAAAACCAGTGCAGAAGCTGAACTTACTATGGCTAAGAAAGCATATAAAGAAGCCTATGAAGCTGGAGATAGCGATGCGCTAGTAGATGCACAAATGGCGATTTCAGAAGCAACGTTAAAGCTAGATCGTGCTAGAAACTTACAGCCAATCCAGCCTAAGGAACAAGAAGTTTATATTCCTGAGCCAATCCAACAAGCCCCAGAACAAGATAAAAAACTAACCAAATGGTTAGATAAGAACCCTTGGTATGGCGGTGAAACTGGTCAAGAAGATGAAATGACTGGACTTGCTGTTATCGTTCACAACCGTCTTGCAAGAGAAAAAGGTGAAAAATATATCGGCACTGATGAGTATTATCAAAAAATCAGTGATACAATCCAGAAAAGATTCCCCGATTATTTCGGAGCCGACGACGAATCAGAAGATTTTGAAGTAGAAACAAAACCGGTTAAAACCCGTGCAAAGCCCGCTGCCAGTGTTGTAGCTCCCGCTACTCGCTCAGTTGCCCCAAGGAAAGTCCAATTAACGCCTACACAGGTACAGATTGCTAAGCGCTTAGGTGTGCCTCTAGAACTGTACGCAAAGCAGGTAGCCAAAGAAATGAATGGAGATAGATAATGGTTAAGAAAACAACCCGTGATGCAGAAGTACGTGAAACAGAAGCTCGCCCAATCGATAAATGGGCACCCCCGCAGCTCCTGCCAACACCAGACGACCGCCCAGGATGGGTGCATCGTTATGTAAGAACTTCAACAATGGGTGAAGCTGATCCAATGAATGTCTCCGGTAAGCGCAGAGAAGGTTTTGAGCCAGTTAAGGCTGAAGATTATCCTGAACTTATGAGCCATGCCTCTATTGACGGACAGTTTAAAGGTTCGATAGAGATTGGTGGTTTAGTTTTATGTCGTGCCCCAGAAGAGTTTATGAAGCAACGTTCCGAGCATTATGACAAGCTGAACAATTCTCAGATGGAGTCTGTAGACAATAACTTCATGGCCCAGAATGACCCACGTATGCCGATGTTTAAAGAACGGTCTACTAAAGTTACTTTTGGCAAGGGAAGTTAATTTTAATTTAATTTAAGGAGCTTTTATGAGCACAGTATCAAGTCCTTATGGACTAAAGCCGCTCAATTTGATCGGCGGTCAAGCTTTTACTGGCGGAACAATCCGTGAGTATCAGTTGACTTATAACAATACAGCACCAATTTTCAATGGTGACTTAGTAGCATTGGGTACAACCAGCAACACTCCTGGTCAACCTACTGTAGTAACAGCAACTCCGACAACTAGTTCTACTGGTATAGTTGGTGTTTGCGTTGGTGTTCGTTATCAATTATCTGGTCAGCAATTGGGTTACCCTTTGTATGCTCAATACTTGCCAGCTAATGCCATCACTGCAGGTTACACAAACGTGTTTATCCGTGTAGTAGAAGATCCAGACCAGTTGTATCAAGTACAAGCTGCTGGTTCAGTAACTTACACATCTATCGGTAAAACTGCTGCTTTAGGCAACTATACTGGTGGTACAGGTAGCACAACAGGTAATACAACATTTGGTGATTCAGTTGTTAACATGACTGGTACATTATCAAGCGGTGTATTGACTGTAAGTAACGCAGCTACAGCGGCTGTTAAGATTGTTGACTTGGTTAACTCCAGCTCTACTTTCGGCGGCAACTTCCCATCTAACCCCGGTGATGCTTATACCGACTGTATCGTCAAGATTAACTTTGGCGTGCATTCGTATTATCAAGCTGCTGGTACATCTAACTAATAAAGGAGCTATAACATGGCTATTTCACGTTCACAACTCCTTAAAGAGTTACTCCCAGGTCTAAACGCTTTGTTCGGACTCGAATATGCACGCTACGGCGAAGAGCATAAAGAGCTTTACGAGATCGAATCTTCAGAGCGTTCATTCGAAGAAGAAACCAAGTTGTCAGGTTTCAGTGCAGCCCCAGTCAAAAACGAAGGTGGCGCTATCTCTTACGATAATGCTCAAGAAGCATGGACTACACGCTACTCACACGAAACCATTGCTTTAGGTTTCTCAATCACTGAAGAAGCGATTGAAGATAACTTGTATGACTCATTGTCTGCTCGTTACACTAAAGCTCTAGCTCGTGCGATGGCTTACACCAAGCAAGTTAAAGGTGCTTCAGTATTGAATAACGGTTTCTCTAGCTCCTACATAGGTGGCGACGGACAATCATTGTTCTCTACAGCTCACCCATTAGTTTCCGGCGGTACTAACAGCAACACTTTCAGCACAGAAGCTGACTTGAATGAGACTTCTTTGGAAGCCGCTGTAATTCAAATCGCTGCTTGGACTGATGAGCGTGGTCTGTTGATCGCTGCTAAACCTAAGAAATTGGTTGTTCCACCATCATTGATGTTCGTTGCAACTCGCCTGTTAGAAACCAAACTCCGTGTTGGTACAACTAACAACGATATCAGCGCTATTAATAACAATGGCACAATCCCTGAAGGTTACACAGTTAATCACTTCTTGACTGACGTAAACGCATGGTTCTTGTTGACTGATGTTCCAAATGGTATGAAAATGTTCGAACGTACTCCACTCCAGAATTCTATGGACGGTGACTTCGATACAGGTAACGTACGTTACAAATCCCGTGAGCGTTATTCTTTCGGCTGGTCTGATCCACTCGGAGCTTTCGGTTCTTCTGGTTCGTTCTAATCTGAATGTTCCTACTAAAAACCCAGCTCACAAGGCTGGGTTTTTTCTTTCTTCGTAGTGATATACTCGGTGGCAGTTACTGCACAAGACTATACATTTTTCTATTTCTTTTGTAGCCCGTTTGTACTGACCATTTTTGCTAAATTTACTTACTATGCCATCTTTTTTGGTAGGGTCGGTGTGGTGAAAGTCTAATGCTGCTGGATGAGAAAACCCACATTTTGCGCATTTAAGGGTACGTTTGAATACATCCCAATCCACTCGAAGTTGTTTTTTCTTTTCTGCCGTTCGTTTTTTAACGGCTTCTTTATTCTTTAAATAATGCTCACGGCTGTACTCTTGATGTTTCTTTTTTCTTATGCTCTCGTCTTTGTATGGCATCAGGCTGTACCTTATATTTCCAATAGATTGCGTTTTTAAAAGACCATGGGTTTCCAGGAGTATATATCTTAAAACCCGCATTAATCAAAGAATTACTTGACGCAGGGTTATTTGTTGTATCCGTAATACACCAGTTCCAACCAAGACGGCGGGCTTGAGACAATCGTGCTCTAATTAAACGGGTTTGAATACCATGCCCAGTAAATCCATTTAGTACACCAGCTCTACATAAGTAACCTGTATCTGTCCATTTTATCGAGCGTACCAGACCCGCAAAAGCGACGGGCTTCCCACATTCTGCATATGCTATCCACCAGTGACCCCGGGTTGGTTCGTACGGCTGGTCCTCCGGAAGTATTTTCTTCTGCAAAAATAATAGAAGGTTTTGAATTGCCGAGTTTCTTATGTCCACTTTTTTTACTGTGAATTGCATTTTTCATAGCCCCCCAATTATTTACATGATTTAGTACATTTTACAGAAAAAACATGTATACTTCGGATATCTGGGTAATTTCTCTTACCGGACTGTCCCAGCAGACGATGCAACGATTGGTAAGAGTAACTTTTGCATAAGGAAAACTTATAATGGCACGTTCCACCTTTGAAGGCCCGATTCTATCTGGTCCAAACCGTTTTTCCCCTTTCCGCAACGTCGGTTACACTGATTTAGTTCAGGAAACCTCTATTGTTTTAACCAACTCTACTAATGGTACTGCTGGTTATG